TGAAACATATCCCATATGGATTCAAGAAACTAAAGTTGATGGAATATCAATTGGTATATCATTAGAAAATACTGCGACTTGTGGATACGATGTATTAAGGAAATACCCTGAGAGTGCTGGAGTTGACATATATTTAGCTGGTGTAAAAAAATTAATCCCAGTACCAATTGGTGATGATTTTGACTATGATGAAATTGCATCAACTATGATTGGAAGATTTGAACAGTACGAGTCCTTTCCAAAAGAATTACAAGATTTGTGTATTAGACGTAAGACCGAAAAGCGTCAAGGCCGAGAAGTTGCATATTGGCAAACATATGAAAAATTTATTGGTGAAGGTAAGACAGGAAGGGACTTTGATTTGTATTGTGCTAAACATGGTTGTTATGGTCCTTGGAGACATAAAGCTGACCCAGAAACCTATCGGTATAGGGGTCGAGACGAGGATGGAAAATTACCGTACTTAATTTATGAGTGAGAAATGTGTACTTTTAAAATAACAAATAATCCACATGAACAATTATCAGACTATTTTTTAAAATTGGGTGGACCTGATCTTTCCAATACTATTGAAGTAAATGGAATGTATATTACACATCACTTGCTTAGCATAACGGGTGAGTTTACTCCACAACCTGTAGAGTATGATGGAAAATATTTTTTATTAATGGGAGAAATTTATAATTATGATGACTCTTGGCCAAGTGATATCTACTTTGGCATAGAAAAATATATTGAACATGGAGACAGTTTTGTAGATCATCTGGACGGAGAGTTCTTGTTTATCATTGTTGATGGAGACAATATAAATTTCTTTACTGACCCTTGGAGTACTCGACAGTGTTACTTTACAACCGAAGATGACTACTGGTATTTTACCACTTTGCGTATCTCTAAAGAGAGTAAGAGATTTTTACATAACAGTCATTATCGCTTCAACACTAAATCTAGGAAAATAAGACAAGTTAATCCTGAGTTAGTGAGTTGGAATCTAGATCAGAATGTAGATACGATTGATGAGGTTGTCGATGCGTTTAAGGAAGCAGTAGTAAAAAGGTGGACACCAAATTGCACGTTATTTTTAAGTGGTGGAGTTGATAGCAGTGCAGTTGCTCTGTGTCTCTATGAAAATAATTTACCGTTCAATAGTATTAGTCTTTTAACTAATCCTGAGCAGGAAGATCAAGAACCATTACTAGCCATGACAAATTTTTGCAAAAACCATTTTGCAGTAAATACAATAACTAGAAATTATTCTAATATGGATAACGCACAAGCAGAAATTAGAAACCAAACAAAAAAACAATTTGCATCTAGAGTTGTACTGATGGGAAATGGTGCAGATGAATTTATAGACAATTATAGATCAAAACACGAAAAGACTGATTGGGACGACTGGCCCGAGGACTTACATAATTTTTTTCCTACCAGACATTTTTATTTTGGTCAAAGTAGAAGGTTGTTAGATGTACACGAAAGACTCAATTTAAATTTTGGTATAGAAGGTAGAAACATTTTTTATGATAAAAAAATGGTGCAGTGTTGGTTGAATGTGTCTGCACCAGTAAAGAATAAAGAAAGAAAGGGGTTCTTAAAAGACTACCTTAGAAAATATCAGATACCTATTTCTAAAACTCCCGAAGCCGGATTTGGTAAACAAAACGTAAAACCAACACAAGGTGAGTGGGAAAACTTCTATAGAAATATGAAGTTTGTATAACATGTCTACTTTCAAAATAACCAATAATCCAAACTCAATAATAATTGATGATCATTTGAAGTTAGGTGGGCCCGATGCCAGTAATACTATAGATGTTAACGGTGTTTATATGACACACCACCTATCAAGTATTACTGGAAAAGATGTTGTACAACCTTTCAAACACCATAACAAATATTATATATTGATTGGAGAAATTTATAATCGTCATCCGTTGTTCAGTAGTATCTTTTTTTGCATTGACAAATATTTAGAATATGGTGATAAATTTACAGAACATTTGGATGGTGAATTTCTATTCATAATTTATGATGAGAAAACTAATACTATAGATTTATTTACTGATCCGTGGAGTACAAGACAAGCATTTTATTATAAAATTGATGATTATTTCTATTTTAGTACTTTTCCAATGACAGAACCTAAAGATGGAAGATTTGGACCGCCGGGGTTGACTCTACCCTTTGATATCAAGTTCGCTGTGTATAAAGATACTGAATGGAATAACACATTCTATAGAATTACACATAATAGCCATCATAATTATAATGTAAAAACTGGTATATTGAAACCAGTTAATACAGAACTTCATAAATGGGATTTAAATCAGTATAAAGATAATTTGGATGATCTTACCAATTCCTTTGAAGAAGCAGTCCTTAAACGCTATACAGAAAATTTAACTCTACTTCTCAGTAGTGGTTTAGATAGTTCACCTATTGCATTGTGTTTAGCTGACCATAAAAAACATTTTAATAGTATAACTTGTTTAGCAGGACCGTGGAACGAAGATATTGAAACTTTGAATCAAATTATTCAATATACAGACACATATAATAAAAATATTAAGATAGAAAACATTCCCGATTATGATGTATCTTGGGATGAAAAAAAATCAAAATCCAAATGGAAGAATAATAGAAACAGATTAGTGTCTGCAAATTTACATCTTCGCGCACAGTGGGTGATGAGAGAAAAATGTATTTCTGAATTTAACAGTAAAGTTATATTTACTGGAAACGGGGGAGATGAAATTTTTGATAATTATCCATCGTTATCGGCGGAGTATCCGTTGAAGTTCAATGGCAATACGAATAAAAACTCATCAGGGGTTTCTATCTGGCCGGAGGATTTATCAACAGTATTTCCGTGGCAACATTTTTATGGGGGACAAGCAAGACGTTTACTTGATCTGTTTGAAACTTTGTCATTGGCATATGGGTTGGAGAATAGAAATGCCTTTTATGATAAAAAGTTCGCACAAGAATGGTTACATGTTATGCCGTGGATTAAAAATCAAACACCCAAAGTTTTGCAAAAAAAATATTTACGCGATAGAGGAATAAAAGTTCCATCATAAATATACAGAGGAATTAATATGGTAGATGAAATAGATAAAGCACTTGGAGTAGTTGGGGATGTTATTCCACCAGAAGCTTCTTTAAACCCAAAAACTAAAATGTCTGATGTTTCTCGTTATCCAGTAGAGCTAGAAGACGGCGAAGATGTTGATGCTGACTACAAGTATCAACGAGAAAACTTTTATCGGTTGGTTGAACAGGGCTCTACTGCGATTGAGGGTATCCTTGAACTTGCGAAAGAGGGTGAACACCCAAGGGCATACGAGGTTGCTGGACAGTTAATCAAGAATGTTGCAGAGGTCACTGAGAAACTAGGTGACCTTCAAGAGAAGATGAAGAAACTCAAAGAGGTTCCAGATCATGGGCCTAAGAGTGTAACCAATGCATTGTTTGTTGGTAGCACTGCTGAGTTGCAAAAAATGTTGAAAGGTAAAAGTGAGTAAGGTTCTTTATTATCATCTAAATTCTTTTCCAGAAATAAGTCAAAGAGATGAATATAGGTTAGCAACTAGTTTTGGTCTGCACTCTCCACGTTTTAGAGTTGGGTTTGATAATCAATTAGATTTGGTAGAGAATTTACTTTATGCTAATAAAGATGTAGCTAAGTATAAAAACAAAATAAATTTTCCTGCAAATTTTACATCAACCTTCGAAGAGTTGACTAATCGCAGGGCTGTAGAATTATGGGATATCGGTAAACCAATACGATTATGGTGGTCTGGTGGTATAGACAGCACATGTGCATTGGTAAGTCTATTGAAAACTAGAAGATTGGATACAAGCCTTACCGTTTATCTATCAACAAATAGTGTGCAAGAAAATCCACGTTTTTACGATTTGTTGGTGAATAAGAAAGTTAATTTACAGTGGCATTCTCATGAGAACTATATCTACGATAATATTGAATTGTGGAATGGACAATCAATTAATGTGAATGGTAACGGTGGAGACGAATTATTTCTTGCAATATCATCAACAATGTCTATGGAAGAATTCTTTAAGATTAAAGATAGTGATTGGATTAATATTATAAAAGATTCTGACATGCTAAATGTTGTCGAAAAATATATTGACATTTCTCCATACAAACCAAAAACATGTTGGGAGTTACTTTGGTGGATTGCAAGGAGTATAGACGACTTGTCAACAAGATATCACTCACCAAGATTTCTCAAAGACCCAGCTGCGTATCATTTAGAACACGCATTTTTCTATACAGACTATTTTGAGAAGTGGTCTTTGTCTAATCCTTACTCTGGACATAATGGTGACTACAAAACATACAAATGGCCAATGAAAAAATACATATATGACTATGATAAAAATGATGAGTATCTTAATACAAAACAAAAGGAGAGTTCTTTTCCTTCAGTGTATAATAAACAATCACGGTATCTAGGCATTTCTCGCGGTCACTACGTTCTTAATAGTATTGTATATGAAGATGGTACATACGTTAGATATAAATAGAACAAGGAGACGATTATGTATGAGTATCCATGTAAAATTGTTAAGGTAATAGACGGCGACACCGCTGATGTGGACATTGATCTTGGGTTTGGTGTGTGGTTGAAGAAACAGAGGATTCGTTTCTACGGTGTTGACACACCTGAGTCAAGAACGAGTGACAAAGAAGAAAAAGTCTATGGACTAATGGCAAAGGAGTTTGTACAGAAACATCTACCCTTGGATTCGATACAGGTTCTACGCACTAGAAAAGATGGTAAGGGAAAATACGGTCGTATTCTTGGTGAGTTTGTTGTGGAAGATACAACTCTAAATCAGTTGTTGATTGACACACACAATGCGGTTGCATACTACGGTCAGTCTAAAGAAGACATTGCAGAAGAGCATTTGAGGAACAGAGAACTTGTGAGTGTAGAGAATTATCCATAATGCCTGATATTACTTACCTCGGCAATCCAAATCTCAAGAAAGCTAACGTCGCCCAGAACTGGACGAAGAAAGAACTTGTTGAGTATCAGAAGTGTATGGATAGTCCTCAGTACTTTATTGAGAACTATGTAAAGATTGTCTCTCTGGATGAGGGTCTTGTGCCTTTTAAGATGTATGATTTCCAGAAGGAAATGGTAGGTACTTTTCACAACAATCGTTTCACCATCTGTAAGTTGCCTAGACAGTCAGGTAAGTCCACCGTCATGGTTTCGTATCTGCTGCACTATGCGTTGTTTAATGCAAGTGTTAATATCGCGATCCTTGCGAACAAGGCTGCAACTGCTCGTGACTTACTATCACGATTGCAACTCGCGTATGAACATCTACCGAAGTGGTTACAACAGGGAGTAATGAGTTGGAACAAAGGTTCCTTGGAGTTAGAAAATGGTTCAAAGATACTTGCCTCATCTACTAGCGCTAGTGCTGTTCGTGGTGGCAGTTACAACATCATATTTCTGGATGAGTTCGCCTACGTTCCTAGCAATGTCGCAGAACAGTTTTTTTCCTCTGTGTACCCCACAATTTCATCTGGTAAGACAACAAAAGTAATGATCGTTTCCACCCCGCATGGTATGAACATGTTCTATAAACTATGGGTGGATGCAGAAGAACAGAGAAACGAGTACATTCCTATTGAGGTGCATTGGAGTGAAGTTCCGGGCAGAGACGAGGCGTGGAAGGAACAGACGATTAAGAATACCTCTCAGGCACAGTTCAATACAGAGTTTGAGTGCGAGTTCCTTGGTTCTATTGATACACTTATCGCACCATACAAACTAAAACAACTGACATATCGCTCGCCGATACAGTCTAGTGCGGGTCTAGATGTTCATGTAGCCCCACAACCAGACCATACATACGTTCTCGTTGCAGATGTTGCGCGAGGAACTTCAAACGATTATTCTGCATTTGTAGTTGTAGATGTAAGTGAAATACCATACAGAGTGGCCGCAAAGTTTAGAGATAACGAACTGAAACCACTTATCTTTCCCTCTAAGATATACGATGTTGCGAGAGCATACAATCAAGCATTCGTGTTGATTGAGGTCAATGACATAGGAGAACAGGTTGCTAGTGCGATGCAGTTTGACTTGGAGTATGACAACCTTATTATGGCTAGTATGCGTGGACGCGCAGGACAGGTCATTGGAGCAGGGTTCAGTGGTGGTCGAGCGCAGTTGGGGGTAAGAACAACTAAGGCTGTAAAAAAGATTGGTTGTTCTAATCTCAAACAGTTGGTTGAGGACAATAAACTTATTCTTGAGGATTATGACTGTATCAACGAACTTTCTACCTTTATTGTCAAGGGCCAGTCATTTGAAGCAGACGATGGGTGCAATGATGATCTAGTTGCGTGTCTCTTTATATTTGCATGGTTGACAGACCAGACATACTTCAAGGAACTAACCGATAACGATATTCGACGGGTCATGATGAATGAACAACAGGACATGCTTGAACAGGACATGGCGCCATTTGGTTTTGTTGTGAATGGTCTTGAGGATGAGAATATAGGTGAGATGGTTGATGAGTATGGAACTCGCTGGGCACCTATCATAAGAGATAGTTCTAGGAGTTGGTAATTAAACACCCTCACCGTATTTAATCCAACTACAAAATCTACGTTTTAAAAACTCTGTACCC